GACTTACCCATGGAAATACCACGAGCAGCCTTAACCTTTAATTCTCTTGTGGTTTTAATATTAGCCATTTTAAGGATTTGCTTTAAAAGGTCATCCCCAATGTTTATATTTGGTTTCTTAGCCATTAGTAACCCGCTTGTTTCTTTTTAGTATCAGCAACCTTGACAGCGGTACGCTTATTGGTTTTATTTTCTTTAATTAACTTGCTAGTTGCATTAACTTTTTTACCAGCACTAACAACTTTTTTAACTTTCTTAGCGGCACCACCCAAAGGGGCGGCAACAAGCAAAGCACCACCAGCAGCACCAAGACGATTTTTCCTTTTACCGCTACCAGCAGGCGCATCCAAATCTCTACCAGAAATTGCTTCCGTAGCATACTTTAAAGCAGCCAAAGGACCAAACATTTCAGAAGCAGGACGAACATACTTATTAACAAAACTCTTATCAAAAGCCTTGGACTTTTTGGCTACATCAGCCGCCCATTTGGCATCCATGGGTTTAAGTTTAATACTAGCCCCACCCGACTTAGGTTTAGAAGTAACAGCCTTTGTGTATTTAGCCATTCTAATCTGCTTAGCAGTAGGTTTTTTAACAGCAGCCACCTTTTTGGGTGGTTGTTTTTTAGCGGGCATTACTTACCAAAGTTTCCATACTTGTCACGATGTGCACGCAAAACACGACGAGCCTCAACACGACCCTGAGGGGTTTTAGCCTTATCTATATTAGCAACTAATCTAGCCTGTGTTTCAGCAGCACTAGCATTACGCTTACCAACACCAGCACCCATAGCACCAGCACGAGAACGACCCTCAGCGGCACGACCCTTAGGAACATAACGAACCTTACCAGTAGTCGGACTAACAGTACGACCAGTACCACGAGCCGTTTCAACATCAATCTTATTCATAACCTTGGTATTTTTCTTAACCATAGTTTCTTTAGCGGTCTTTGTAGCCAAATCCCGTTCAGCCTTAGATTGACCAGCCTTGTAAGCCTTGGTGGCTTCGGTTGGTGAACCATCCCACTTTAAACCTTTACCAGACTGCGACTTGCTAAACTTATCAGCCATCGTCTTTGTCTTAGCCTTATCAGCCTTAGCAACACGAGAACGGCTAAACTGTCCTTCAAGTTTAGAAGCCTTACCCTTAACGGTTTGAACAGAGTTGTTTCCAGCAGAACGCAAAACAGGATTCTTCTTCGTAATCTTAGAAACAACACGAGTAGCCTGTGACTTTTTGCTTGAACCAGCAGCACCCGATAGTGCCTTGACAAGCATCTTAGCCAAATCATCCTTAATTGGTCCCAGACCAATTGCTGGTTTTCTCTTTGCAGCCATAATATATCCTTAAATAAACGAAAGGTGGGGAGGGATTTCTCCACTCCCCACCAATACCAGTTTTGTTCTAATCCCGAATTAAGCGGTCTTAGCGGTCAACTTACCTTGCTTAGCACGGTTACGGATTGTGAGGTTACCGTAGCACATGATGAGTGCATAACGGGCATCCATGTTCTCAGGACGAACAAAGTTCGTATTTGAGAACCACTTACCTGAGTGACCTACAAGGCTGATGTACTTACTGTTAAGGAAGAACATGTTGCCAGCAGGTGCGTGTGCATCGTACATTACAGGGGCATTCTTGAACAACAAGTTCTGGAATCCAGAGTTCTGCTTGTCAGTGTCCGTGTAACGAACCTGAGGCTGAAGCAATGATTCATACTTTTCAAACAAAGTCTGAGTAGTAAGAACAAGGTCAGGATGGTCGTTACCAACAGATACTGAGTTATATGCAGTAGCCATTTGTGCAAGAGTCAAAGCACCAGCGGTGTTTTCCTCATATGAACGCCACCAGTTGTTGTCCTGACCAGTTGCTGAGTTGATACCTCCAACAGTGTTGCCTGATTCAATCAAGTTTCCAAGACCGTTCCAAGACTTACCTGAGTCAGTTCCACCAGCACCAAGGGTGTCGGTACCGTTACCGAAGAACATACGGTTGAAACCTTCACGCATGGATTCTTCAGCCTGCATGATTTTGGCTTCCAGCAAGTTAATAACTTCCTGCTCGCCATTGTTCTTTGCTTCTTCAATACCGCTGATTGCGATAGAAGCAGCGTACTGCTTCCAGTCGTATTCAGCAGCCGAAATGCCTGTCTGAGGTGTAAGGTCAATTGTGTCATAACCAGAGTATGGCTTTACAGTGCTGCTTTCTCCGTAGATAAGCGGCTCAACAATTTTCGTACCACCATTAATCATGCGGATACGACCATTAGCCATAAGGTGTTGTGTCAACGGACGAGCCGAGAACACATTGTCTGTCAACTGATTGCGATAGTTCGCAAGTGTTGTTGATAGAATTGCGTCAAAGTTACTGTTACCAGCCATAATATTTATCTCCTAGATAATTAAAAATTTGTGTTTAGTTGTCGCTTGGCTGCTGCCCAAGCATCTGAAATACTAGAAACAGAATCAAAAGACTCAGCGGTAGTGCTTGCCGTAGCAGAACTACCACCAGAAACAATAGTAGCCTCACGCTTAGAATCCATAACAGAAGTTTCCTTCTGCTTCTGAACCTCTAGTGCCTGTGCCTCTAGTTGTCTCTGCTTGTTGAATTTGTCAAAAGCCAGTTGCTTATAAACTGCTTCCAAGTCCGTTGTGTTGCTCCGCAAAGCGGACTGCACAACCTCGTTGGTGTCAAAATCGGAATAGACGGACTGAAGGCGAGAAATCTCTTTTTCAATCTGCTGCTGAGACTGGTATTCTTCAAACTGCGCAATACGCTGGTCCAGTTCACGGATTCTACGCTCACTAGGGTCTAAATCTTCATCATATGAATCATCAACCAACTGCTGTGCTTGGGCGTTTGAGATGCCATAATGGCGACTCAACAACTCAATCGTTGCAGCGGGGTCCCTATCAAGTGCTGTCTGCAAAGAATTTGCAAATTCCAAAGATTGCCTTTGGGTTGCTAACTCTTGCGTTTTGCGTGTATAATCTGCTTGCCGTTGATAACCAGCAATAGCCTCAGAAAGTGGAACACTTAGTTCTTCTCCGTCAAACTTAACAGGTACTCTATGATTAGAGTATTCTGAAATGTCCAAAGACGGACTATCATCAACTTGACTTACCTCACTGGAACTAGGTGACCCTACGGGTTCTACATCAGATTCGGTTACGAACTCATCGTTCATTATGTTTTCTCCTAGAGTCCTATAATGGTTGCTCTATATATACTAGACTTGTTCCCTACTGAGGAGGAGGTGGCTGCATTTGCTGCAACTGTGCCATCATCTCAGGAGTTAAACCTTGCGGTGGTGCCCCTGCCCCCTGCGGAGGCATTGGACCACCCTGTGGTGGCATACCAGCCGCCTCTGGCGGTGCAGGTGCTGCTTGGACAAACTTCTCTGGGTTCTTAATATTGAAACCAAACTGCAACACATAAGAAGCAAGTTCCTGCATGTTAACAATGCCAGCACCAGCAAATGGAGCCAAAGCATCCACAAGTTGAAGTGTCTGTTGACGGCGTTGTGATTCATTATGGGGTTGCGTAGAACCACCAACTACTTCAAAGTCAAAGTCGCCTTCAAGGTATTCACGGTCAAAAGTAACCCAAAACGGTTCACCATCTTTACCAACCAAACGAGCAACCTGTTCACCAGTCATGTACTGCTGAGCCAAAGCCACCATACGGCGAGCAACCTCAGAAATAGCCATTTCAACAATAGCCAACTTGTCTGCTGTCCGAGCATTAGCAGCATCGGCAACAGCCGAAATTTCTGTAGCAGTACGGCGAATCTCAGGGATTCCGCCGTTCATAAACTCAGGCAAACCAGTAATACGGTTAATATCGTTAGTAATCATTTCCGACTGGTTATAAAACTCAGGAGGGCTAATTATGGCAGGGAATGCGGAGACAACATTGCCAAGTGGCTCATCAGAAACCACAGGAACCATAACATTGTCCTCATCAGATTCAAGGGCACTACGACCAAACTGGTCAAACGCTGATTCTTTGTAGAGGTACTTGCGTGCAAACCGTTTACGATGATTCATCATCTGTGAACGAGTTTCGTTCAATTCACGCTGCAATGGTTCAATCTGCTCTAGGTCACCAATGGGATAAAAAACATCAGGAACATCATAATTCCGAAGCATAACAAAAGGATGTCCAAAAGCATAAGGCATTTTAGTTGGTTTAATAAGGAATGTATCACCGCCGTCACTAAAGACCGACATTGTTTTATTACGAATGTCATAATATTCCCAAATTTCTGCATAACCATAATTCTTGTCATAAACCTTACGCTGACTAGGGTCCTCACTATAACGACTAACAGCCATAATAGTAACTTCTTCACGAGCAGTCTTATTGTACCGTTTATCCGACTTAACCTCTGAAAGAGGTCGGCGGATGCGCTGTGCAATCCATTTAGCGTCATGCATGCTAGTTGCGTCAGAGTCTATAAACACATCAAATACTGACACCCGTTCTGCAAACGGGGAGTCAACTGTTATGACAGTATTACTAGTAGATTCACCACCAGCAACATTGTCATTGTAATCACTTTCAGTATCTTCACCAATTGCATTCTCCTCCACAAACCGATAACCAGTTTTAATCCAGCCATGCCCACAAATAAGCAAATCTTTAACTGAACGACGAAATTCCTCACGGATACTACGATACTTCCACCAGTAGTTAACAACAGCCTCAGCAACAACCGCATTAGGTGCATTCTCAGGCTTGGTAGCATTGACGGTAATCTTGGGGTAGTTAATAGCCACAGCAGGAGCAATAACATTAATAGTGGAGAACGAAATGTTAATCAACATTCTATCCTCGTCACTATAATGGTCATAGTGTTTACCTTTATAAATATCAATTAGACGCTTCCATGTAGCGTCATACCCTTCATCTTTGCGCCACTTTTTGGAGGCGTTAAGATGTTCTCGGTATGTTGATAGTTGTTCGGACTGTGGTTTACGAGCCATAATTACTTTTCTTTAGGTTTTGAACGCTTAGGTGCAACATAAGGCTCAAAACGATAACTTATTCCATCTTTGTTTGGTTTGCGTTTAGCAAACATAGGTTTTTCTTCACGAACACTCGGTTTAGCATGTGCGGTTTTAGCACGAGGTTCAAAATGGTAACTTACACCATCTTTATTTGGTTTACGCTTGGCATAAGCAGGTGTTGCTTTTGCTTTTGCTTTTGACAGTCCAGCAATATTTTCTTTATAAGAAAGCGCACCTTGGTTTTTCATTTTTTCTTTAGTTAACTCACGCATACCAAAAGCATCTTTTTTAAGAGTAGTAGCCTTGGGGGGAAGTTTTTTAGCAAACTGTTTATTAACACGAGTAGTTCTAACTGCTGCTCGTACACCTTTAACACCAATTTTAATGATGTCATCAACGATACCTTGTGAATGCAGACCCGTGATGGCGGGTTTCTTTTTAGCAGCCATTATTTGCTCCTTCCGAAAGCAGCGTCGCTTGGGTTAAGCCAGCGAACAACAGGAGGCAGAAAGGCAGCCACTACAGCAGCCCACAAAGCCTTGGGGGATGTTTCACCAGCGATAACAACCGTTAGTACGGTTGCTGTTGCGGAACGGGCATATGATGCCAACGCACATTTGTTTTCTTTACTAATTTTCATTTCTTTTTTGCTTTCTTTTGTTTAGCCACTTTAGTAACCATAGAAGCCTTTTTTGCATCTTTCATACCTTTAGCGGTATAAGGGAATGTTTTATTTCCAACCTTTGGCATTATTTCTCTTTTCCATCATGCCACCCAATATGAGTGTCAATCTTAGTTCCAACTTCATCAACCTTATATAGAACCCGATTAAGCAGTTCACGCCCCTCAGCATGCTGGCTTGTATTCTCGCTACGCAACTTCTGCATAACAACCATTATAGGTCCACCAATAATGGCGACAATAATGGGTACAAACCACGCTTCCATTTAAATCCAACGACTTCCGACAGGTTCAATGTTTAAACCCTTGGCTTTAGCATCAAATTCGGTTTTACGCTGAATCTCACCAATAGTAGGACCACTAAAAGCCTCTTTACCGTGAGTAAAACCAAGACGAATACCCTTAACATGGCATTTAAAGCACACATAACCACGCTTTTGAACAGTTTCTTCCACCGAACAGCCACAATTCACGCATTTAAAGTTCGTTACTTCCATAATAATAGCAATCTTGTTCCTTAAAGAGGAACTTTAAGACTGGCACGGATATTATGCGCCCCAATCGGTACTTTGCCCTCATTTTGTTCACTAAACATGTGCTGTTCCCACCACATCAAACTATTCTTAGGTACAACTACATCCCCACGGAACTCAGGAAGCCAAACATACTTCAACATCTGATTAGTGATAGCCAAAGACATAGTACGGTCATCATGCGGAGAACCCGCAGTTCTACCGTTGTCCTTGCGCACATAAGTACGCAACTCCGCAATAGTCCTCTGACAATAAATAATCAACTCCTCATTACGAATAGCAGCGGACA